GTTGAGCAGGCAAAGAGGTTGACCGAGCAGGAACTCGGGGAGGAATTTGACGAGTTCAACCCCAAGCACCTCGCAGTTTACACCCTCAAGATTACCGAACTCCAGAATCAGATGGCGAGACAACAGCAAATCCTTTCTAAAATTGAGCAACTCAAAGCTTCCGAACCGAACTTTGCTGAGATTGATAACTACGCATCCCAGAAGATTATGCAGATGCCCTACGGGGAAGCCCTCAAAATCATAAATGCCATACAAACAGGCGATTTAGATACACTTATGCAGTTTTGGGAAGAATGTCGTAAGGAATGGTATCAACAACACCTTAATCAAACTCAATCCCAACCACAACCTCAACCTCAAAAACAACCGAAACAGCCCCCGCCCGTGGAAGGGGCTGGACAAGGAAATGTGGAGAACAACATTAGGTTTGACCCAGAAAAGTTTGCATCAATGGACGAAGAAGAACAGGCTCGCTATTTAGTTAAACTCGGGCTTGTAGAATAAAACTTTGAAAGGAGGTGAGCGATGGCTGTATTGACGACTTACACCGCAGTGGGAAACAGAGAAGACCTTTCTGACATAATCACGAACATTTCTCCCGCTCAAACCCCTATTTATTCTATGCTTGGAAAGACAACCGCTAAAGCCACTTATCACGAGTGGCTTGAGGACGAACTTTCTTCCCCTACTGCTAACGCACAGGTAGAAGGTGCTGATTACTCTGCTGTTGTCCAAGCACCCGCCCCGAGGGTTAGGAAAGGGAACTATACTCAAATCTTCGCCAAGGGCTACGGCGTTTCTGCAACCCAAGAGGTTGTTTTGAAAGCCGGTATCAAGTCTGAGATTGCATACCAGATGGCAAAAGCAATGAAGGAAATTGCCCGTGATGTTGAATACGCCATTATCAACAACGATGCCGCAGTCGCTGGAGATGCTTCTACTCCAAGAAAGATGGGTGGAATCCCTGCTTTTGTTTCCACTAATGTTATTGACGCTGGAGGAGGTGCATTAACCGAAACGATGCTTAATGATGCCCTCCAGAAGTCTTGGGAAGCAGGAGGAGAACCAGATAGCGTTGTTGTTTCCGGAAAGAATAAGAGAGTTATTTCCGGGTTCACTGCTGGTCTAACAAAGACTGTTGACGCAGAAGATAAGAGACTCGTTGCTTCCGTTGATGTTTACGAGTCTGACTTCGGACTCGTAAAGATAATTGCTGATAGGTGGATGCCTAACGACGAAGTTTTTGTTCTTGACAAGTCTTATCTCAAGGTTGCTTACCTCAGGCCGTTCAAACAGAAGCAACTTCCCGAAACGGGAGACAGGAAGGAAAGGGTTATCGTTGGTGAACTGACGCTTGAGGTTAGGGCTGAAAAAGCCCAGGCAAGGATAATCAATCTCGGTTAGTGAGGTTTGAGTGTTAAAAGGATTGATTTTTGATGTTGATGAAAAGCGGGGCAAGGTCAAACTCACTCGTATAGTTGACCTTGCCCCTTACCTTTTGGCTAACAAGCAAGAGAGGATTTTACTCGGCAAGGGATTCAGTAAAAAAAGAACGCTTCGCAAGATTGCCTCCATTCCGTTAGATGTTCTTATCAAGCACGGAATAGACCCACGGGACGATAACGCTTTACGGAAGTTTTTAAGAGAGCATCCTGAATATCGTTGTAGTGAGGGGGATATCTGATGTTTATGAGGAAGCCAAAAGATTGCACGGTGCATTGAATTGCAGGGATAAATGTGCTTGATAAAGAAATCGTTGATGTGCCAGAACACTTTGTTAAAGTTTTTGAGAAGTATGGTTTTAAGAGAATTGGTAAAGTCACAGGTAAGCCAAAGAAAAAACTTCCTAACTTAGCGGGGGATAAAGATGGCGGAAAATTGGATACAGAACCTTAATCTTAAAAAGGGTGCTTTACACAGGCAGTTAGGTATTCCAGAAGACCAAAAAATTCCGATGAGTCTTATAGAAAAAATCCTTCTTTGTAAGCCCGGCGATGTGGTTGAATACACCGTCAACGGCAAAAAGAAGCGGATAAAGGTCACCAAGAAGTTGTTAGCCCGTGCAAGACTCGCTAAAGTGTTTAAACAGATAGCAAGGAGACGAAAGGGTGAAGGTTAAGGACTTTTTTGAAGAAGTTAGGTTCACTATCAACGATGTTGAAAAACTTGAATACACCGACAACGAACTTTTAACCTACCTCAACCAAGCCCAAGATTACATAGTCAACACCTGTATAAACCACCAATACAACGGCTTTTTAAAAACTGCTACGCTTAACACGGATACCACCAGCGGTCAAACCCTGCCAGACGACTTCGTGATAGAGCAATCGGTTTACGCTGGGGAAAGAGAACTTACTCCTTTAACCCCTGATGCTGTTATAAAAGACGGCGAGCCTTATTACAAAATCGTCGGTGATAAAATCTATGCAGGGCTTTCTCCGATTACCTTGACTTACTACTACCACCCCGAACGCTACACTTCTTACGAGCAAGACCTTCAGTTGCCGAGGATTTTTAACAACCTCCTTAAAGAAATCGTTGTTTTTCTTGCACTCAACCGCAACGAATTTAACACGAGCGTGGAACAACAACTTGCTGTTTTGTTTGAGCAAAAACTTCTCAGTCTCATCAGTGCTTACGGCAACGGGTTTATTCCTCTTAACTTACCGTTCTATTGTTGAGCAAAGGGTTGAGAGGAGCGAGTAAACACAGGACTTATAGATTGGAGATAAAAGATTTCACGGGTGGACTTAACACCGAAACAAGTCGTTATCTTTTAAAACCCAACGAGGCTTTCTGGGTTGAGAACTTTTTGATAACCCCGCAGGGTATAGAGAGGAGGAAGGGATTTAAAAAACTTTTCCCCTCAATGCCCGCTTGGGTCAAAGGAGCGTTCGCTTATGGTGATAAAGTTTTAGTCGTTGATGAATTAAACGATGTAGGGTTGTATAATATCCAAACCCAAGGATTAACCATCATCGGTCAAATAGACGGAAACCTTCAGCCAAAGTTTGCGTTTTTCTCCCCTTATGTCTGTATTGCGACGGGTAGTTCTCTCTGGCTTTTTGATACTACCTCTAATACACTAACAAAAACTTCTTCCCCTAAAGCCGTTGATGTTTTAATAAACGATGGAAGGGTATGGATAGCGGGGGACGACGAACTTTGGGCTTCTCGTGTTGGAGACCCAACCGACTGGGTTAACGACAGCGGAGACCCCTCTTCCGCTCAATTCTACCAAATCGGCTACAAAGACGGCGGAGAGATAAAAGGAATTTCATTGCTTTACAACGACATAATTGTTTTTAAAACGACCGGGATTTTCAGGTTCAGAGGAGACCCGACAGCCCCGGTTGTTTCAGTTATCACGCATAAGCGTTCTTTATCAACAAATACTTCTCACGCTTCCATGTTTAAAGATATAATCGCAATAGACGAACAAGGGGCTTATAGCATCACTACAGTTATGAGATATGGGGATATGGAAGTCAACTTGATAGACCGCAAGGTTTCTTCTTTTCTTCGTGAAAATTACGACGGTGCCGTTTTTTACCTTCCCTCGTTAAAAGCGATAGCGTTTAGGATGAAGGGTGGCTTCTTGTTCTATTACTACACCACCGGGGCTTGGGGATATGTCTCCACTGAAACTGGGATTAAAGTCTTGTTGGAACATGAAGGTAAGATTTATGGCTTCGCTCGTAAGGGGTTTATCTATGACGGAGAATACGACGAGACAGGTGATATTTATTCGGCGACTGGAGAGATAGCTGAAGCCGTAGGTTTTATAAGTGATACAGATGTTATTCAAGTTCCATTTATGGCGACCTACAAAACAGGAACGATAAGTAGAGATACCGACATTCTTCTTAAAAAACTCATCGTAGGTTATGAGCGTGTGGGTGATGTAAGCAAGGAGGTTGGGATAGAAGTTTCAGGTATAAAACTAACCATTGAGAAAGGAACTTTTTCTCCCTATATAGCCTCCGCTCAAACTGAAATTTCTGAAGCCACCTATCCGATTTCTTCTCCTCAATCTCGTGGTTTTGTCTCTAAAAGACAGCAAAAACGGGTTGCTCAATTTGATGTTTTGATTAGCAGTAAAACTGGAGGGGTTAGGATAAATAGCGTTGGGGTTAATTACGCAGTGATGGGAGGTTGAGATGGCGTTGTGGAATAGAAAGTATCCAGTTGATACTTCACCCGGAGGGGATACGGTTTATGATGGTTTTAATAAAGTAAATAATGAGTTAGTGGAGATAT